GTGTTAGTTAAGAGACAGTGTTTACCCTATCAGCATTACAGTAAAGAGCTTGACGATTTTAAGTACAAATTGGTGAGAGCAGTAGGTCGCTCGATCGCCCCTTATTCCCCTGAGGAATTCGTTGAAACATACAAGGGCCGAAAACGAACCATCTATGAAAACGCTTTGGAAGATTACGTTGAGTCTCAGATTTCCGCTTTTGATGCGCGACTACGTACGTTCATGAAGGTAGAGAAAGTTCCTTACAACAAATCCCCACGTGGCATACAGCCACGGTCCCTACATTACAATATAGGGTTGGGACGATACATTAAGAAGATGGAAAAGCCGATCTTCAAGGCCATTGCAAAAGTCTTCAAACAAAAATGTGTCGTTTTCAAGGGAATGAATGTGAGCGAACAGGGCACATTATTAAGTGATATGTCCCAGAAGTACATTAACCCTGTGTTTGTGGGTATTGACGCAGCTCGATTTGATGCTAGCGTGGATGCAGGGCTATTGGAATGGGAACATACCATTTACACAAACCTTAACAAAGACCCGATTCTCAAACGTCTTTTACGTTACCAAACATGGAACGTGGGCACTGCTTATTGCCCCGATGGAATAGTGCGCTACAAAATGAGTGGTGGGCGTGGATCTGGAGATATGAATACTAGCTTGGGAAACTGCATAATTATGTGTGGAATTCTATACACCTGGATGAAACGTACAGGTGTCAAGTGTAGTTTGGCAAACAATGGGGATGATTGTTTACTAATCATGGAAGCTGGTGATTTGGATGCATTTCGCACAGGATTGCCAGAGTTTGCTAAAAATCTAGGTCTAACGCTAACCACGGAGGAACCCGTTTATAATCTGGAACAGGCAGAGTTCTGCCAGATGCGGGCAATTGAAATAGAACCAGGCAACTGGAGATTTGTTCGAAATTTGAACAGCTCTCGTGAGAAGGATTCGATGTGTCTTATCCCCTTGGAGGATGAGATCACCACCAGGAAGTGGATGTATGCTGTTGGTGAATGTGGACTTGCTTTGTGTTCCGGTGTCCCTGTGATGCAGGAATTTTACAAGGCGTTCATGCGTAATGGAACTCCTTCAAACTTCAAGAATGCCCCCTATTTCCAATCCTCCCTGACTTATAATGGTAAAGGCATGGAAGCCAAAGAAGAATCAATTACTGATACCTGTCGAGCCAGTTATTTTATGGCTTGGGGTGTCACTCCCGACGAGCAAGTAGCGTTGGAAGACTATTATAAGAATTGGAAATTTGAGTACAGACTTAACGAAGGTGATATTAGCTCTATCACCTTATCCCCCTTCTAAATGT